ATTATTTATATATTAACTAACTAAAATTATTAATAGCTCAACACTCACCACCACTCATAATCTTGAAGATGATTCTGCCAAGGACCAACGTTCTTTGGACGATGAGCTTCACGATCTAAGATTGACAATTTCAAAAGCTCATCACGAGTAGGAAAATTAGAATGAACAATCTTATAATTAATTTTCCTCAAGTACTTACAATCTTCTTCAAGCCATTTAGGTAAATTACGAAACAAATAATCAGGACCAACAATACGAGATGACATAGCAAACGAATGATTATAAAGATACTCGAGAAAATAATAAGATATAGGATCAACACCAAGAGTATCATATGCCAACCCAATCAATCGAGAAAGATTAAGATAAATAGGAGAATCTCTATACTTGGGAACACCCGCACGCCACTGATATTGAGGAAAAGGTCGATAAGGAACAACTTTAGCAATTGAAGGACAAATATGATGAAGATTGAAATTAGCTGATTCAATAAGGTGACGCTTTAAATAAGTAGGACCAGTATAGGCATGACTAACAACCTCATTATTCTGAATATTCAAATATGTTAGAACACTAGTAAATTCCTCAAAATTTTTCATTTGAATACAATGAGCTGCAGCCATATATTGAGCAAAACCATGAATATTAATAACATCCCTCAAAACTTTAGGATAAATCTTTAAAAGGTCATCACCATAAACAAATATCGCAATCATTCTATAAGCCAAATTTTTCCAAATTAAACGACGAACAGCAACAGAAGACCGCTCCATTACGTTGAATATATAGGACAACCAATAAATCACACCCACAATCCATGAATCTCCATGACTCGTTTCCAAAGAACCAGACGGCATTACACCAATCAATAAAACATAGTCCCTTATCCAACGAACAGTTTTCCCAGCAAGTTGCTCAGCACATGACTCTAAAATATACTGAAACATACGATAATTAGGATCATCATCATCACGTCTAATCCAAATTTGAGCAAACATCATATAAATTACTAGAGGGAGAGCAGTTATCACAGTATCAAGTGCTTTTATATCACCAGAAGAAACCAACATAGAACCCTCAGCAACACGGCGATACGAACAATTGACATTTGCAGGAGAATCTCCAAAAAGAGCAACTCTCTCATATTTATCACACATATCACCACACAAAGCACGATACAACATCTCAGCACCACCACGC